CCTGCTAATTTCATCCTTTACAAGGCTTAGATCACTCTTAAACACAGCCCCTACACCAAGAGCCATATTCTTGCCAATCACATCTTCAAATACTCTCGATGGAGAGCTGATGCCTAATGTCTTTTTTGCTCTATCTAAAAGTCCTGTGAAGAATCCACTTATTCTCTCCCCTACCCAGCTTGCCATACCAGCTATTCCTCTCCATAGCCCTCTTACAATATCTTTACCGATATCATCCCAACCGGTGATCCAGGATAACGCCGCACTCATAATGTCTTTTAAAAATCCTGTAAAATCTCCCTTGAATATTTTGCCAAAGGCGCTAAATACATTCCTTATCGTGTCCCATACAAATCCGAATTTCCCTTTTATAAATTCAAAGGTTGCCACAAGAAAAGCCTTTAAACCTTCCCACAAAGCTATTACTTCATCTCTGAACTCTTCATTGGTATTCCAAAGGTAGACGAAAGTTGCAATTAATGCCGTAAGTGCCAGTATGACCAACCCTATAGGTCCGGTTAAAAGGGCAATTGCAGGACCAAGTCCTGAAATGACAGGAGTTAAAGCCGTTATTGCTTTCATCACAGCGGATACACCCGTTGCCATTTTTCCGATGACTATAAGGACTGGACCGATAGCTGCTACTAAAGCTGATATTACAATAATTGCCGTCTTTGTACCATAATCCATTGTTGAAAGCTTATCTGCAACCTTCCCTATCCATTTAGCTAACTTTGCAAGCACGGGAAGCACCACATCTCCAAGCTCAATCATTACATTTTTAATCTTGTTAAAGGATATCCTTGCTTTCTCCCCAGGAGTCTGCAGTTTATCAAATGCTTCTTCTGTAGACCCTAGTGAATTATTCATCTCTTCTACCATACTATTAAAGTCAGAAGCACCCTCACCCAGCAACACTAGAGCTGCTTTAGAAGCTTCACCACTGCCAAACATATCCGCTAGAGCTAGGCCATTCTTCTTTGCGTTTTCATTAAGAACGGCTAATACATCTGTCACAGATTTTCCTTCATCAATTAACTCTCTAAAGCTTTTACCAGTAAGGGTCCTTAATTCCTTATCTGTTTTGCTGCCTGTTTTGCCCATCTCATTTAACATAGAGTTCATATAGGTAGTAGCTTCTGCGGCTTTGATACCGTTAAAGGTCAAAATAGCATACCCAGCACCAACTTGATCCAATCCAATACCTAAGGAGTTTGCAGTAGGAATGATTTTACCCATCACGGAAGATAACTCTCCCACTGTAACCTTTCCTTTGTTTTGGATCTGTATAAGCATATCTGATATTTCGCCAACCTTTTCAGACTCCAGACCATAAGCGTTCATAATTGTAGTTAATAAATCAAGTGACTGACCAGCTTGTGCAAACCCAGCTTTAGCAAGCTTTGTCGAATTTGCAACAAAGGCTACTGCATCTGCTGTATCTTGACCGGCTGATATAGCGTCGTATACGTTGTTGGCTATCTCAGCAGCTGAGATTCCGGTTTGATTTGAAAGGTCCAATATTTGTTTTCTTAGGGTCTCCATAGGAACTTTAGTTGTATCTGCAATAGTACTGACTTTAGCCATGGCATCAGCAAAATCCGAGGCCATTTTAGTTGCAACAGTACCAATACCTGTTATGGCTGCAGTTACTGGAAGCATTTTCTCTCCCATTTTTTCTGTCTTAGCACCAAAAGAGCCTATTCTGTCTGCTGTATCATTCCAGCTGCTGTTTACATTTCTAAGCTCGCCTTCTAGTCTGTTTAGCTCCTGCTGGGTTCTGATGACTTCTCTTTGAATTGCACGGTATTGCTCTTCCCCTATTTCACCTCTTGCAAATTGCTCGGCTACTTGCCTTTGTGCTTCTTTTAAGGTTTCTAATTTATCTTTTGTATTTCCCACAGCTTCACTTAGCAGCTTTTGCTTTTGTGCCAATAATTCTGTGTTTTTAGGATCTAATTTCAATAGATTTTCTACTTGCCTTAACTCGCTTTGTAAATCCTTCGATTTTGAATTTACTTCCTTTAGTGCGTCCTGAAGTTTTTGAGTACTCCCTCCTATTTCAATTGTAATTCCTCTTATGCTGCCTCTTGCCATATTCTCACCTACCTTTAAAAGGCATCAAAATCTTCTTGGGTTGCTTCTCTTTGCCCTTGTTCCTCACTGGAATTGCACCCGTTATAAGTTGCGATATAGCCAATTATCATTCCAACTGTTAATTCTTTAAAATCCCATAATGAAAGTCCTCTCTCAATTGCTCTAACCATGAGTAGTTCCGTAGTTAGCTCAAATGAGAAAGACTCGCCATCTTCATCTATTTTTTTTTAAAGGTTGCTGTTGAGCTTAAGCAGCTAAATATCATATCTATGACTTCTGGAATAATATCCATCAGTGGGAATTCTGAGAATGTATCAAGCCACTCCTCCGGCGGATAGATTAAAGGATCTGCGGTTTTTGCTAAAGTCCACACTAGGTTATAGAAGACTTCTAAATCTAATGCTTCAATGTCTTTTAACTTATTGTTTTCTATATCTACCGCGTTTTGTAGCCTAAATATATCTTGAAGTGCATCTCTTCTAAACTGAGCTTTATATTTTAAAAGGAATGCTCCGGTAGACTTAAACTTTACCTGCCTGCCATCAATGATAAGTATTCTCTCCACAACTTACACCCCCACATAGATATAAACAGCATCAAGCCAATTGGTATATTGTGTGGTTCCTGCTTCAGCTTTTGCTTTTACATATCCAGTATCTAGAGCTGGGGAGGCTGTAATGTTCATAGTTTCAGTCTTTACCTCAATATTTTGTCCTTTTGTTGTCCCTTCTACATTTGATCTGGCAACGCTTACGTTGTAGAACACATGCCTGGTAGCGTTTTTGTCTCCATTAAATTCAAACAGTAAAGCGATATTTTTAGCAACTGCGTTGGCATCCTCAAATAGGACTCCGTTTGCATCTTCTTTGTAACCTAATACATCTTTTTTAAAGATATCTGGAAGAAGGGCAACCTCAAGGGTTCCTTCGTAGCCTTGATTGACTGTTGCCACAAAATAGGCTATATCATCTGCGAAGAATTCTGTTTTATCTCCTTTGGCAGATGCAGACAAATTCACCCCGCCTAGAATAGGTTTTGGGGTTGCGTAGGTGATAGAATCTTCGCTTTCAGTAATTACAGCATAATGCACATTTTTAAGTCCGTACTTTACTTTATTTCCCATCTGTTTTCACTCCCTTCTAGATCTCGATTTCATAAACTATTTGGTATAAACCTTCTGATTCAAGATAAATTTCTGATTTTTGGTAAAATATTTCTGCTGCATCCAAGACATCCTCAACCTTTTTTTCCACGACTAGATCCTTTTTAGTGGTATATAACTCAACCTGGTATCTGTTAAATTTACTGTGTACTTTGTTGTCTGCTGCAAAATTATTAGTTCGTGTGAAAATATATACGATATATGGAGGTGGAGGCGGCTTCTTGAAATGATGATAGACAACTAGATAACCTGTCGCCTCTAGTATATTAGGTAGATCCATTTTGAACAACCTCCTCCACTTCATTTAAAAATGTTTCTATCACTTCCTCTTCAACTACTGAAATATGAGGCTGAGCTTCTACTCTACCTCCGCTGGCTTTAGCGTGTCCAAATTCTAATAAATGTGTAAGCCAGTAGTATTTGCCGTTATATAGGGTGTGGGTATCCGGTTCGCCATGAAATTTTTCTGTCTTTACCTTCCAGCCTTTAGCATACTTCCCAAACCGCTTTGGACTCTTTTCTTTTAAGGCTTTTGCTGCATTTTGGGCTGTAGCCTCTGACTTTGTATTGATTCCTCGAACAATATCCTGGGAGTATTCTTTTAGTCCTCTAGCGATCTCCGAGGCCAGCTGATCTATGTTGATGTTAGCAATCAGGTCCCACCTCCAAGGCTTTAATCTCCATATACTTCTTTTCATATTTGATATGATCAATGAATGTAATATTATAGTATTTTTCCTTGAATATAATTCTCATAGATTCGTCTATATCTGAAATAACCCTGATTACAAACTTCACTGTTTTTTCCCTTTGAACTGCCGCCGCCTCAAAATATTCCTTGCCATGAAGATTAGATACAAAAGCCCATACAGTTTTATGATCTTGCCAAATTTTAGTTTCAATTTTATTTTCATCAATCAAGCTAGTAAAGCTTTCAAAGGTAATCCTGTGCTTTAATTTTCCAATCTCCATCCCATCACCAACCTTCCTTGCGGTGGGAGAACAGTAGTCTTGTTACCACACTTAAGACTTCCTTCATATCCACTTCCTCACGCTTTTCATACATATTAGCTACTAAATAAAGAACAGCTTGCTTCACTGTTTCTGGTATTGTTCCAAAATTCGTTAGAGGGTAGCGAAGAACTCCCTCACAGATTTCTTGGGATGTTAATATGAAATCGGTGATAAGGGCGTTTTCCTCATCACCCTCTAGTCTTAAATAGAGTTTAACTTCTTTTAGTGAAATGATCATACCCTCACCTCCATATTTCTAACTTATACTTTCTGTTGCAACACTTTAATGGCTTCTGAGAGAATTAGCTTTCCATCTACTCTTTGAGTAGCCATGAAGCCAACTTGTCCTGTCGCTGCATATAACTCATTCAATCTTTTAAAGGCTCTGCCTTGGCGATCAGCCACCCAGTAATAAGAAAAATCGCCAAATGCAATACTCTTTGCTCCTGATCCAATGATAGGAACATAGGCAGAGGTCTTCACTGGTCTGTTTAAGATTGTATCTGGAGTACCTGCTGTGATGGAGGGTTGCCAAATATATTGGCCATTTCCATCTTTAAGTTTTCTAATTGCCTTTACTGTGGCATCATTCATTACAAAAGTAGCATTTTTACGGTAAGGAGATTTTAGTGAATAGAATAAATCCATCACTTCATCGATTGTAATTGCTGTGCTACTTGCAGCAGTTATCCCAAGTGTTGCTCCTCCTATGGCATTAAATATTCCTGTTGGCTTTCCTGTGCCATTACCAATAAAGAAGGCTTCTTCCTCTTTTGCACCAATTCTTCTTGCAAATTCTTTTGCAATATAGCTCTCCAAATTAAAAACACTATCATTAAGGAGTTCCTCAGAAACCTTAATCATAGTGGCTAATTTATATGCTCCGATGGATACTTGTCCAAAGCTATCATCTGATTCTGGAATCGCTCCTTCTTCATCTACCCAAGAAGCCGTACCCTTTGAGGCTACAACTGGAATTTTCTTATCTCCTGAAGATGTAGTAACAACCTTTGCAAGCTGCCTAAAGATGTTTTCTTCCTCTAGGGCTTGTATCAGGGTTCTTTCAAACTCATCCGGGGCAAGATAACCACCTTCACTGTCAGTTCCAATCTGTAGAGCATTTTGAACATCAAAGCTATTTTTGTTCCTCATTGCTCTCCAAAAGGCATTCCTATATTCATTAGATGCTCTCCCGGTTTTAGTTTCACCTGTAGCTGTAGGCTTTGTAGTGATCGGTGAGTTAATTGGTTTAGAAAGTTCAAGATCCAAAGCCTGCTGCCTTTCGAGGCGGTCAATTTCCTTCCCTAGATTTAAAACCTCTGCTTCCATCTTTTCATAAGTAGCAGTGTCCTCAGCAGAAATAAGTCCATTGCTGCCACGTCTGCTATCTAGAAATACCTTAGCAGTCTCCCATGCCTTTGTTCTTTTTTCTCTTAACTCTAAAATCTTATTCATGATGAATTCCTCCTATATTTTTAATAGATTTAATCTCTTATCAAGATTTTCGATTGGTGTTACATCTGACTCTTTTTTCTTATGGGGCAACTTGTTTAAAAGTGAGTTAACTACCGTCATATTGCTAAATGATACGCCCTCACTTTCAGGCGAGTCGTTATGATTTTCAGAAAACAGTATTTTATCAGCAAAACCTAACTCAACAGCTTTTTTAGCATTAAACCACGTTTCTGCATCCATAAAATGTGATAGCTTTGTTCGTGATAAGCCTGTTTTTATCTCATAAGCATTGATAATACTCTCCTTTACTTCACTGAGCATAGCAATTGCTTTTCCCATTTCTTCCGTATCACCAAAAGCGATGGTCATGGGGTAAGGTAGGAAAGTGTCGCCTTGTCACATCTCTGTAACAGGTTTACACAGTCCCCCTTCCGAAACGGACTTACCCCTCTCAAGGTATCCGGCTCTCCACTTGTGCTATTTACGAATTATTAATGCTCAATTTTCTACCATGAATTTGATAATGACATTCTTTGCAAAGAACCAGTGTTTTTCTTTTCCTTGCCAGCATAGCTTTTTCCCACATTTGCTTACCTTTTAGATTTTTGAGTTTATTAACATGATGAATTTCATATTCAACATTTTCTCTACCGCAAAGCTCACATTTGTTGGCATTTAGCCGTTTTTCAAACTGATTGAAGCCGAAAAACCTCTGAACGATGGTATCAACATCAGTTTCATAACCGCTTTTCTTATTGAGATTCTTGAATTGCATAATGGGCATATACTTCTTTCCTTGTTTTGTTTCATAGGGAATTGCCCAAGTTTTTCCATAGCGGTATTTGTTTCTGATTTTAGCCATGCTCATTTGATGCTTGTGTGCAAGGGTTTTCAAACAACTGTATTCCATCAGATATACAAAGAAGTCCAACTTGCTAAAATTACTTGCCATACTGTAATAATTGCAGATTCCTCTTGTCTGAGAGTTAAATATCTCAATGACTTCAAGGTCTGTATTTTTTAAGACAGCATTCCTGTGTGTCGATTGCAATTTACCATCTGCTCCGATTCTTGCTATCCCATTTTTTATAACAAAGCTTTCAATCTTTTCTTGAAACGGTATTGTCAAGGAAACAGTATTATTCAATGTCCTCTGAACAACTCCGTCCTTTCTGCGTTTCAGTTCACCAGTTCTTCTCACAGCTATGTCATAGCCTAAAAATCTTGCTTTTTCACTGCTGTGAGTAATTTTAGTCTTTTCATCGCTTAATTCAAGATTTAATTGCTCTGTCAAATATTGTTTCAGCAAGTTTTTAATTTTTACACAATCTTCTTTTGTTCCGTTTATTCCAATCAAGAAGTCATCAGCATATCTTACATAGGCAAGTTTTTTGTCCGAAGTATCTTTACAAGGTATTGTTTTCATTTTTGCTTTGGTTTTCTTAATTTCTTCAATCCATGCAGTCCTATTTGCACTATCTGGATTGCATTTGATTTTCTTGTAAAGATTTGATACCTTGCCTTTGTAGCTTGCATATTCCTCGGTGTATTTCCTTTGAGCAGGCATATCAAACTCAGTTTTCATTTGCTTGATTTTATTATCAAGTTCATTCAAGTAAATGTTTGCAAGGATGGGTGATAATATCCCTCCCTGTGGAGTTCCACTGTATGTGGCATTAAACTTCCAATTTTCCAAATACCCTGCTTTAAGAAATTTTCCAATCAAATTTACAAACTTTATGTCCTTGATTTTCTTTGATAGAATAGACAGCAGAATTTTATGGTCAATATTGTCAAAACACCCTTTGATGTCACCCTCTATAAACCATTTAATACCGTTAAATCCCTTAGTAATCTGTTTCAATGCGGTGTGGCAACTCCTATTAGGTCTGAATCCATGTGATGTTTCACTGAATACTGGCTCATAAATCATTTCTAAAAACTGTCTTATTACATCTTGAACCAGTTTATCCCTAAATGAGGGTATGCCTAACGGTCGCATTTTCCCATTTTTCTTTGGAATGTAAGTTCTTCTTACAGGCTTTGGCTCATAGCTTAATGATTTTATTTCATCAATAAGCTTTGAAATATATTCCTTGCCAAAACCATCGGCGGTATCGTTGTCTATTCCTTTTGTTCCTGCTCCTTGATTGGCATACAGATTTTTATAGGCTGTGTAATATACATCTTCTCTTTGCAAATAGCGGTACAACCTTGTAAATACTGCATTTTCATGGTCTTTTGAACTTTTATTTATTCGTTCCAAAATCTCTGATGTTGGTTTCATTTGAGGTTTCTCCTCCCTTTCATCATTTCATTTGAAGTCGCACAGGCTGTTTCCCTTCGCCATGTAGTGGTTGTTATCCACCTCCGACTACTATGAAAACTCCGTTACCTTGTTGGATATTCAGCACCTTCGTGCATAGCTTTTCTAGCGTTCCAATTTAGGTAATCTCCAGTTAACGTTTCTACTTGGTATTGAGGATTGTCGGTTTCGCTTTCAATTTCTTAACACAAGTTCTCTTGCTCACGGTGCAATTATTGTAATTACATTAACGACCACAACCCTATCATTAATCAATTGCACATAAGGTTTCAGGCTAATTTCCTTATTCCTATGATAACGGACGTAAAAATCTCACGTTCACCAAACCCAGGTTAAACCTCATATCCTCTTGTCATTGCAGTTCAGTAGTACCTTTTAACCTTTAGGTAACTTACCGCTTTCCTGCCGTGCTCTGTTCCCGTGTCAGCTTTCGCCTTTCGGTTAGGCAGGTTGACTTTCCCGTAATTATGGGAGGCAGGAACCATTATCCTGCTATTAGAAACGCCCTATCTGGACGCACATTGTGAATCATAATTAGACCTGTTGGTGATATAAGTACCTCTTCCCCTGCCATAGCAATCACTGAAGCAGCACTAGCGGCTATTGCATCAATTTTCACAGTGACTTTTCCTCTATAGTCCTTCAGCATATTGTAGATTTGGCTTGCAGCAAAAACACATCCACCTGGCGAATTTATCCAAACAGTAATATCACCCTCTGCAGCATTTAACTCTTGCTTAAATATCTTTGGAGTCACTTCATCCCCATACCAAGTTTCATCGGATATTTCTCCATTAAGAAAAAGTATTCTATTGTCTTTATCCTTAACCCAGTTCCAAAACTTGCGTTTCATCATCTTAACCTCCTAAGCTGTTTAATCTTGCATATTCTCCATAATAAAAAGAAGCCGCTCGATTATATGCTTTGGCAGCTTCGTAGCGTTTTCTTTAAGTAAAGTAGCAGACACCCTCAAAACCTGTTTTATTATTTTTACTAATTCTAGAATTATAGCTATTCTGCTTTTGGGTGACAATCCCAAGGGTTACCATTTATATGATCCACCACT